ATGTCATCGAAGCTTTTCATGCTACCAGCCATTTGCTCGGCCAGTTTTTTAAGGTCAGTTTGGGTAGTCATTGCTTATTCTCCGGTTAGTGGATTATAAGCAGTTACACAAAGTTTGGGAAAGGCTCCGCATTTCTAAAAATTTTATATCATTTCTAGGAAAGTAAGTAATCATACTGCCATGACCAAGATCTGATATAACCCCATCAATCTTATCCCAATCGTTTTCGTCTTTTTTTATGACATGAGTCACGTAAAACGCGATACCATCATCATCCATAATAAAAGGCGCGAACGGCTGACCATCAAATTCAGATGTATCAAGACACATATAACAACTGCCATTATTGTTAAAAAGTTTAATCTGTGTCGCTGTTACGTCTTTATCGGCTGATAGAGTTTTCCATACATCGCCATCATTGATATGGTGGCTAACATTATGTTTATATAGAAACTTCCTCCATAAAGGGCCTAGCCACTTTATCCAAGCATAAGCAAATAAAGGTCCTGAAAATACTGATATGTAAGCTAATGTTGATGTATAAAGGTATAAGATAATCGCTGTCGGCAGTCCTAGTACTAGCACTAAAAGCCATATATCAGTTACTTTTTCAGTTTTTCGATAGTCACGTTTTAATAAGGCGTATCCAAGATAGCCCGCAACTAGCGTAGCTTGCACTTGAAGTGGTAACTGTAGTAACTCTTGCATGAGCAGCTCCTAATATTTGACTAGTATTATTGCATATACTGAGAGTACAGTTTATAAAATGGTATGCTATGCAAAATATAGTGTAACCGTATGATAAATATATCTATTATTATAGCGATAAGGCAGTGTTTATTATTACCTAAAACTTAATTATTAATTTTATAAAAAGAAGTTAGATTATTTAATAGCTTTACATTAAAATTAAATACTACAGCTATTTTTAATGAACATTATTTCATCAATGGGTTAGCACTATGTCAAATTTAAGTACAAGGGAAGTTAATCTGTCTGATGATCATGTCAAACGTGTATCAAGAGCTACACCAATTCAGGCTATTGAAGAACTTATTTGGAATAGCTTAGACGCTGATGCTACTCGTGTATCTGTACGTATTGAATCTAATGACATAGGCAATTACTCTATTACTATCGAAGATAACGGTGAAGGTATAACGGATGCACAAGCCAACGTATACTTGGCCTATATTGGTAATTCATGGAAGGCACTCAAGTCAGAAACAAAAAGTGGCAGACCTATTCATGGACAGAAAGGTGCAGGTAGGTTTAAATCTTTCTCTTTAGGTAGAGTTGTTGACTGGAAAAGTGTATATCAGAAAGGTAATGATTTTTATAAGTTAGATATAAGTATGAATTCTGACAATGCTAATAAATTTAGTATCTCAAACGCATCAAAGTCCAAAGCAAAACATTCTAAGTCCATCATAAAGGTTAGCGAACTGAATGACAAAGTCGCTGCTCATAATTTCGACGATATAAAAGATAAACTGACTCAAACCTTTGCGATTTATTTGTACACCTTTCCTGAAATCGAAATAACAGTAAATGGGTATCCTATCAATCCCACAGAAGCTATTAAGGATAATACAGATTATCCATTGCTACTGGATGGATTAGAAGGAAATCATAAAGTTAAAATTATTGAATGGTCAGAGATTAAATCAAAGCAAATTTTACTTTGTAAAGATAACGGTACTGTTCTAAAAGAACAAAAAGCTGAACCATATAAGATTAGGAATTTGGGTTACTCATTTTCTATCTATCTGATTAGTGATTACATAACCAAGTTAAATGATGAATCTATTTTAGAGTTAATAGAGCTAGCACCCGAGGGCAAAGACTTACTAGAAGCTTGTTATCAAAAGGTTAATGAACATTTTAAAGGGAAAAAATCTAAAGAAAGATTACTGAGACTACAAAGTTGGAAGGAGTCTGGCATCTATCCATTTGAAGAAAATAGTGATATGGGTGCAATAGAGACGGCAAAGCGTGAAATATTCGATATTATTGCTTCGAAGGTAGAAGACAACTTACCCAAGTTCGTTGATGCAAATCATAAAACTAAAAAATTTACTTTTAGACTACTCTCGCAAGCGCTTGAAGAAAACCCTCAAGCTATGCAAGCCATCATCACCGAAGTATTGAATTTAAATACAGAAGAGCAGGATGAATTCGCTAATCTGCTAAAAAAGACTAGCCTGTCTCATATCATTAAATCAGCTAAGATCGTAGCCGACCGTCTTAACTTCTTAGATTCATTACATACGCTGGTATTTGACTATAGAAACTCCTTATTAGAGAGAGACCAGCTACATAAGATATTGGAAAATGAAGCTTGGGTTTTTGATGAGCATTTTACATTAGCTGCTAGTGAGAGACGCCTTGAAGATGTTCTGAAAATACATCTGAAAAAACTTGGAAAGCGTTGTGAGGACGATAGTAATGTCTTGATTAATAGTGAAAGACAAGGCAGGGTGGACCTTATGTTGTCAAAGGCTGTAGAAGTTAGACCAGGACATAAAGATTACTTAATCGTTGAGTTGAAACGCCCTAAACAGAAAATTGATAATGATGTTATGGGACAAATAAGGGGTTATGCACAAGCTGTTAGCAATGATGAGAGATTTAATAAATCAAATTGTAAGTGGAGATTTTTAGCAATTTCTAATCAATTTGACGATATTGCTGAAATGAGTTCGAATAATATAGGAATGCCTAAAGGTTGTATTCATCAAGCTCATAATATGGATGTATATATTATGACTTGGTCAGAGGTTATAACAAATGCAAAAGCGAGACTTAAGTTTTATCAAGAACAGTTAAGATATGACCCTGATACAGAGACTAGCCTTGCTTACCTTCATAAAATGCATAACGAATTCATACCGCAAGAAATAAAGAAACAAGCATAGATATAAAACAACCCACTAATAAGTGGGTTGTTTTATATCTATGCTTGTTTCTTCTACTCCCCAGTCTCAACTTCAAACGGCTTGATAACAAAGTCCTCAACGCCTGAGCTGATGCTAATCCCTTTAACATCCCTAACCGCTTTGGGGTCAGCCAAGATAGCGTCCTTGTTAATCTCTTCCTTAACTCGGACAAACTTCTTAAGTTTACGATCACCTTTCAGCATATCCAGCAGCTTGGGGACACCGCGTAGATTCACCTTAGGCGGACGCACACGCCACGATACCTCACCAGTCGTTAGATTGACCGTCTTACCTTTTTTGCATAGCAAGTCACGATTGACCTCACACCAGCTTTGCACGCCGTGAGACAGCGTCTCAATGACACCACGTAGCTCGTCGATACGGTCTTTACGCTCATCAATAGCAGTTGCCGTAATATCATTGATTTCCGTCTCTAAGCGTGTGATCTCGCGCTGACTGTTACCCACTTCGGTAATGGCCTCCATTGCTTGTACTTTGTTTTGACAGACAAATACGTTGGCTTGGCTTTTTAATTTAATGGCTTTCATTTTTTTATCCTTTTTTAATCAGTTTGTTTGACTAATTGTTAGCATCACTATCAGACCTAACACCAGCCACACCATCACCTTATTCATATCAGAGAGACGGCTGACTTCGTGTTTTAGCTCAGTGATATCAGACACCGTTTGCGCTTCAAAGTCTGGATAGCGCTCAAGCATATTTTTCTGATATTGCTGTTTTAGGGTGTCATCAAGTGACAATTCATCTGAACTATCAGCACTCAAATCTATTTCGCGTAGCTCTTTTGCGATTGCTTCAGTATTAGCTGATTTCACGACTGCCCTCCTTTCTCACTATCAGGTCGATGCTCACAGCCTTGACACGCGCGCCAGTGGCGCAGAGCAGCAGGGTTATGAGTCGGTGCATCAGCAAGGGCGTGATAGTGACAGTATTGACGGCTGACTGTCTCAGTGACATAAGGGCAGATGACCTGCCGACGATAGGTGACATACGCATCACTGATGGTCTTGGTATCGCCTGTATAGTTGCCTGAAAGCGCAAGGCTTAGGCTTGGACGCGCGTATTTGATACGTCGAGCAATTTCAGCGTACGAGATACCGAGCTTTTCTTTTTCCTCGTGACAGGCATCGATCCAGTTAGCCGCTGTTACGGGATAGTGTTTCCAGCCTTTCGGATTTTGACAGTCAGCATCAGCAGCTGTATCAATGGTTGTAGTCTCTATAGTAGACATAGCACCCCTCCTAAGATCGCGATAGCAAGTAGGATCACAATTACTAGCAATATAAGGTGATATAAGCTGCTGACCTCTTTACGCAAACGCTTTATATCGTCAATAGTTGCCTGCTCAAAACTCGGTAAGCGAGTCAAGGCAGCGCGTTGGCGAGCTTGAGTTAAATAGTGATCAGCTTTTTTGTCTTCCACAATGGCATCAGCTTTGACGGCATCAAACAGTGATTGGTTAGACATGACCTGCCCCCTTCTTGGCTTGTTTAGAGTTGTTTTTATCGCTTTGATGTGAGGGCGGTAACGGTTTAGCGGGGTCGTACACGACCATACCCAAATTACCGTCATAGACTTTTTTGCCGCGCTGTACAGCTGGTGCTTTCGGCCCTGTATTGACCGTCAACATATATTGCGCGAGCGACTTAGTATCATTAGCATTGTGCCAAGTAATGTATCCCGCCTCATACAGGTGAAACAGATAATGACGCACAGCTCTCTCATTGAGCATCGTATCGCCATCATTAGCAGACGCGATGATTTGACGGGCATTGAAGTTTTTTAGGATGCGAGCAGTACGCCAAACAATCTCGTTACCGCTCGGCTTTTTAGGAACGCCACTGCTATTGACTTGCGGCGGTTGTTGACCACAGTCGTTGATAACCTCATATAGATAGGTAGTCGGATTAGTATTGGTATTGGCAGTACGCGTGACGTATCCCCCTATATGCCATTTATCTAGCCATGCTCTAACGCGGTCGGATTTAATTTTATCCTTGACCTTCAGAAACACATCATGGACACTAAGCCCTTCTTGAGCAGTGCGGACTATATCCCACACCTGCTCCTCAGCAGTACGAATAGGACGTTTTGGCGGCTTAGCTGCGTCCAGTATTGGATTACGCTTATAAGCAAATTTGCCCCGTAAGTTATTAGCTTTCATAACGTTTTTACAGTCACTTTCGAGTGAATTTTGACAATGACAACACATAAAATATCTCCTAAAACGATCTTGGTTTGGGTGATTGACCAGTGATAAAGCCATCGGGCAACAGCTGCTCGATATCACCCATCGTCACCGAGCGAATCCCACACTCCAGCGCCCGCTGACCGAGCATCTCTAAGTTAGTGCAGGTTCGTCGTGTTGATCCACGCACCGCACCAACTAATTGTTCAAGAACCTGATCGTCAATAGCGATTTTTGGTGCATAGACCTTTGCTAGCAGTGCCGCATCATTTGCCGTGGCAGGCTGTGCTGGAACCCAGCTATGTACACGACCGTGAAAGCGCTCCCAGCGTTCAAGCTTTTTGGGTAGCATCTCCTCCCCGATGATCAATATTGTGCCTTGCGATGACTCGTAGATATCCCGTATCATCTCGATTTTGTTACCTTTTACTAGATGATCAGCTTCATCGATGATGAGCGGACGACCTGATTTTGCCAGCTCCTCAGCGATTTGACCCAGCATCTCAGCCGCTGTTTTGGCTGCTGGTATGGTCATTTCACGCAGCACCGATTCAAGGAAGCTCTTTTTCGTGGCAATGCTAGTGGCTTGGACGTAATAAGCATTCAATTTATTAGCGATATAGCCAGCAGCAGAGGACTTACCGTCACCACTTCGACCATAAAACACTCCTATACCAGGCAAGCTTGGATGGCGACTTTGTATACGTTCCATTGCTTCATAGCACACCGCTACGTTCGTGACTTGTGCTATCCCAGCAGCCGTAAGGCTGGTATTGACATTGTTGGTTACTTCACGCATGATTTAATCTCCTATGATTGAGTATGCGTACTCGATTAGACGGCAGTCATTGGCGTGACTGTCGTCACCTTTCACTACGAAGGGCTTAGCCCCACTTAAAAAACACTTTAGTACCGTGCTGCTCTTCATGAGCCGCTTGATATGCTTTCATCTTTATTGAAAATATCTTTGACTCTGGATACAGCTCATAAAAGTCTTGATCGCCAGCAGCTAGCTCATTACCCGCTTTCACCTGCTCATAAAGACCAAGCCAACGATCAAACTTCTCATCCTGTGTCTCTACATTGCTTTTTGTAGACTGAGGTGTGATTGGCGTTGGTGTAAAAGACGGTTGCGTTCGCCCAGCGCTATGCCTGTCCAAGCTATTTAGCTTGTCAAAAGTGGCTTGCATAGCCGTCATATCAGTAGGCTGACTCTCCACCGTGACGGCCTCCTTAGCCAACCGTTCATTGAGTAAGTTTTGCGCCCGCTCAATATCAGCACTTGGCATCATCTGACTCTCAACATGCTCAAGCACCCGATGCGGCCTCATATTCTCAAGCGCAGCATCGACATGTACTTGCGCCCGCTTGACCTGACCGATAGCCCGCTGTTCGCGAGCATCTCCAAGGGCTGTCTGTGCGAAATATCCTTTTTTATTGGCTTCAAATTCAGCGATACATATCAGGCGATGCGTGTTATCGCGTACCCAGACCCTACTACCGTCGTGTATGTCATAACCGACCAGCATTGTTTCGCCGTGGTATTGTTCAAGATCACGTGAGAAATATTTGTTACTAAACAGATTGATCTCACCGCGCAGACATTTACGCTGCACATAAGGACGATACAGATCATCACGCTCCGCCTCTGATACCGTCACCAGCCCAGTGCCAGCGTTAGTCATAGCAGTCACTTGCTCATCCCACATTATTTGCGGCGTTAGATGCTCGCGGCGTCCTGTTGTTTGGTTATAGCGGCGCGGTAGCCCAGTGTGCGGCTCATTGTTATAGGCCATGACCGCATCGCTTGCGATTTGCAAAAACTCATTCCAGCCGATCAGTGCTTTTGACTCGCCAAACGTTTTGATATCTTTACGTGTCTTTTTAAACACAGCTTGCTTGGCTTGGCTATCCATATCTGCACCTATATAAGTAGGCAGTTTTTTAGCCAGCCTAATCCATATGGTTTGATGCACCCGCTCGATAGTTCCGCGCGCTTGTGAGTTATAGGCGATAGAGTGCTTGACCTCCACACCCATCCGCGTCATCAAGCCCGTTGACTCATCTTTCATCATTGCGTTTTTATACCCTGAGCCGTTATCAACATAGAATATGGCTGGTATACCGTAGTCACTAGCAGCGCTAGAGATCGCATCCAGTACCGCCAGCCCAGACTCTGCTAAATCAATGCTATAACCCACCACCATTCTGGTATGCACATCCAGTACTGTCGTAATTTCAGGACGGAACGGCTTACCCGTATCGGGGTGCGCCACTTCAGCATCGAACGTATGACCATCAGCGGTATACACATCGGTAGGCAGCAGCACACTGGCATCACGGCGCACAAACGGTTTGATATTCTTAATCTCACGGCTGCCCATACGTCCGCGCTCCCGCTCAACATTACCGATATGCGTATCCAAAAAATAACGGGCTTGATGGTAGCTTGGCATCTCAACATCACTGTCAGCATAAGCAGCTTCGATACGGCGCATAACCTCAGCCAGCTCAGGCTTAGCAGGATCACTCCATAACTTAAGTAATATCCCCGCCCATTCAGGCATTTTGACATCACGTGACTTTGGCGCGAGCATAACGACAGCACTGGCATTAGCATCCGCCTCACTAGTTTCAAACGCTTTCACCCAGTCAAACAGTGTGCGACGACTCACATTGCCGCGACCATCCTTACCACCGCTTTTCGCATTAGCGCGTTTGATAGTGGCGATGAGCGTATCGTCTAAGCGCTTCTCCTTACTGGCTTTGGCAAACGCTTCTATCGCTTTGGTTTTACCCGTTAGCTCAGCAGCTTTTAGTACATACCGCACGACAGCGATGCGGGCAATGGCACAATTACGTTGCCAGTCGGCAAGCACTGCTGCATTAGTGACTGCGTTATTAGTGGTCATAAGCTCAGTAGATGGAGCTTTTGCCACATTGCGAATATCTGCTTCTTCAGCGAGCGCTGCTAATGCTTGTAGTCTCACAGTTTCAAATAGTTCATCAGGCAGTACATACTCACGGCGCACACCGCCACGTCCAGTGCTAGGTACTTCTATGTATTGCCAGCCATTTTTGTCTGCGTATTTATCCATACCGCGCCGCGACTTTGGCAACCCAGATAGTTCGTAGTTCATAATTTCTGTCATTGCGAACTGATTTTTCATGACAATAGCTCCGCCATCGTGGTATATTTAGCGGCATACCGTGGTCTAACGCGCTTTTTGTCTGCTGTCCAGCGTGTGGGGAATAGCAGTTGCACAGGTACATCAAGATATTGCGCGATGGCCAGCTCGCCTTTTGTAAACGGTTCAGCTAGGGCTTTACTAGCAGCACGATTATCCACACCCATCTGCTCGCATAGCTCAGCCAAAGTCACGCCACGCTTACGAATAGCAGACTTAATGTCTTCAGGATGCCAACTGCCATCAGGGAGACTTTTCCAATGTTCAAAAAGTGGGTAATGCTCGTAGCACAACATAGTAATTATCCCAATCAGCCTAGCTGGTTTATTTTTATTAAGTTCGATTTAGAGTTCGATAAATCAACTTGTAAACATAATAGTTCATAAATAGTTCAATGTAAACAGTTCATAATAAATAAATAGAACTATTTTTAAAATAATTCGTTTTAACTATTAATATCAAATACTTATAAATATGGCACTAAACAGGAGAGTTTGGCATGAGTTCCGAATTGACCGAAAATAATATGGAACTGGATACGCCACTCAAAAAACGGCTTTACCAGTTAATGACCGAAGATGAAAAGCAGTATCCATTTTCATTTGCTAATCGTGTGGATATAAGCAAATCTACTTTTCATAGTATTTGGACGAAAGGCAGCACCAGTATTCACAAAGGTACAGCCAAAAAAATAGCCGACGCCACTGGTGTGAACGTCGACTGGTTACATAAAGGGATTGGTGAGCCATATAGTGATAGCGCAAAGCAGGTAAAGGTAGATAAAGCGGTAGAGAATATAAAGGCAGCAGTAGAATCTGGCTATATTGACATGACCATGATGGTAGAAGCGATTACAATCGTAGAAGACTACCTGACAGAGCATAACAAGCGTATGAACGCTGATAAGAAAGCGGAGCTAATTGTCAGCATCTATGATCTACTTTGTAAAAGCCCAGACGCAGGCAGTAGCATCACAGCGGTTTTAAAGCTTGCCGTATAGCACGACATATCTTGTCGTTTTGGTTTTAAAATACTATTGTCGATAGCTATACTAGCGCGTAAGATAGCCCTGCCATTAACAAGCAGGAGCAGGAAGACATGACGACTTTAGCATTCCCAAAACTAAGCCCGCAGGGTAATACAAGGGATCTACAGGCACAAAAAAAGGACATAGCTGCTTTGCTTAGCAACAATGTCCATTCTAATCCATCGACCAGCGTTACGTTGACCGATGCGGCGGGTAAAACTGTTAGCCTAAACTGCAATACTGCCAACGCCGCAGAATTGTTAGACCTTGCCATAGGCTTCTTGAATAGCTAACCAGTTAGCGCACTAACGCAATATAGTATAGATACACAATAATGCTAATAGACTGAGTCTATACTATATTGTCTTGGCGCTCGGCTTAGTGCAGAATAACTTATAAACATTTCTTAATTTCAATTTGCACCATCGATTTAGTGCAGAATAACTTCTAAATGCTCTCTATTCAGATCATTGGATAAATCCTAGCCAGCTTTGACTATACCCCCTATAACTAATGGCTTCTATCCCACTTCAACCCAACTCATCCCATCTAGTCCCGCTACTTATCTGGTGCAATATAAAGTACTAACTCACATCAGCAAACATCATCAAAAAACGTGTGTGCCCAAATTGTGCCTAAGTTGCGCCTGCTATCTATTTCGCCTTTCTTTCAGAGTAGCACTTTTGACCTCTACCCTAAACTATCTAAAGCAATCTCAAA